CACGCTTGGGTCTGTCTTGAAAACTCTGTGGTCGTCTGCGAGAGGTTTGTCGATGCCCTTAGCCGCCAGTTTAGCCCTCTGCTTAGGTGGCAGACTCTCCACCCATTTGCGGTACTCGTCCTCATAACGGCTCATAGGACACCTCCTCGCGCGTGCGTGCGCATGGGGAAAGGTTCGCACGAAAATCTGTACCGTCTCAATGGGGGATTCAGGTATATCCCTCCTCCTACTTTTAGTAGGAGGGGATACCTAATCCCCATTGGGGACAGAAGAAGAAAAATCCCCCAATCCCTAATCCCCAAGGGATACCCAAGGGGATTGCAAAAGTCCGTTTCCCCTATCCCCTGAGGGATATTTTTTATCCCTACGGAATTTCTCAACATTACTAAGGTATCCCTATTAGTCATTGTCGCCTCCTTTCTCTTCCGACAAGTCCACCTCGGGTATATAAAGCCTACCGTGCCAATATGGTTTGCGAAAGACTATAAGAGGGTTATTCTTGCGTACTGCTTCGTACACCTTTACTGCACTTTCTGTGTCGGCAGGGTCGCCAAATTTAGCAAGTTGACCTTGTATATAGGCTATAACTTCGCTCTTGTTTGGGTCTTTATCGTGTTTCTTTGGCGGCATTGTCTCCAGTTCAAGATATGTGTACTTGGAACGGGAAACTTTTTCGGATTTTACCTTTTTTAGAGGTTTCTCGCAAAGTTCCCATAAAACGGCGGTCTCCGAGTGCTTCATATAGGTAAAGGCACCTGTTCCCGATAGACTCGCGCGTTTAGCATGGATAAACTCAAATACATTGGGGTCTTCCGCATTTTCTCTAATTACCGAGACTGCACGTGCCCAGTTGGTTAATTCGGAAGAACCTATACCGAGATAGGATAAGGCGTGGTTTACATCTTTTGATTCCTTGGACGGTTTACCTGTATGGTGGATAAAAATAAGCCCGATATTATGCTTTGTGATGATCGGATTAAGAGTGTTCCGCAGAAATGTCGCGCACATATCCTGTCTGCTAATATCGCAACCTATGTATGATAACAACGGGTCAACAATAACTAAGTCGGGCTTGTATTCTTCACACAGTTCGTCGAGAAGCTCCACAAACACCGTCCCCGTAGCGCTCTGCTCGTCCAATTCGATAAAATAATAATCGATTCTCTCATTCTCCTCATGGGTAAAATTCTCACTTCTTATGACAGAGTGGAATGGCCTTGCTATATCTATGGCGTTATTCTCAGCTTGAATAAATAACACTTTCATTTTCTTACTCGGCCTTAATCTCAGCGTGCTTCTTCCCACGCAAAAATTGAGGGCAAGCTGCATAGCCAATACTGACTTGCCTATTCCAGATTGGGCAACGATAAGCCAAGAACCGTTCATCGTCAGAAAGCGATCGCCTACTAAATTGTCGCTCTTATCGTCTGGGTCGGTCGCGCGAATGTCCTTGCCCAATTTTACATTATATTTCCGCTTGCCGGCATTCTTTGCCCACTCCTCATAAGATTTTCCGCCAATATTTACGGCAATTAGCCTTTGCCGCTTTCCATCTCTGGTGACGGCGGCAATTCTCGATAGACGGCTTGCATTCTTGCAGGCCTTATCTACGGGGAAGCCGTTTTTTGCAAGAAACTCGTGAAGTTTGGAGACCCGTTCCCGATAGAGCTTTTCGTCTTTTCCCGCGTCGATTTTTACTATGGCGTGAATCGACTTTCCTCCAGAATCGACAAGGGCAGAACACGGCAGATTTAATTCGCGTATCTTTCTTAATTGTTCCTCCTTGGGGAGTGAATCGGATTCGATTAAACAATGCCTGAACTCCTCTACATCGGAATTCTTGCAACCTTCTCCCGACATTGGGTTAATCCTTGCCCAAGCTCCCGCCTTGGGATTCCAATCGCCAAGAATGTAGCCTATGTCCTCGTAAGTGTCGCAGGCTTTGATAAGTTCTTCAAAAGACTTATTGGCGCCTTTACCGCTTGGCAGGAATTTTCCGTCCTTTTCAAACGAACTCACCACAAAATTTACCTTATCACCCGGCCTGAATAAAGCCCTCAGATATTCCTTTAGCTCCAAACTTGGGGCTTTACTGGCGTTTTCACACTCGTTTGAACGTCCGATAGGGTCGTTCCAAGAAAAGCCGTCAGAGGGCTTGTAGCCGTTGTCTTTTGCCATTTGTACGATTGAACCTATCCCGACATTCGCTCCAGAGTAATTCCCAAAAGTTTTCCAATGCTTCTCGCACGCTCCCTCTTGGTATTTATGGGAGTTTTTACTCCACTCGTCCCATACAGAACACGGTTGCCCGTCGGCGTGTAAAGCCATGCCGACCTTTAGCCAAGTATCGTAGTCGTCAACTTGTGATTGTGTAAGGAATGATAAAATTTCGCTTATATTTCTTTCCATTATTTTCTCCTCCAACCGTTATTTGCGAGGTCTGTTATTAGTTTTGTTGCGAAATCGAATCCGTATTCGGCAGCGTTTTTGTAGCCGAAGCGGTTTAGAATTTTTATTTGTTTTGGTGTTGCCAGATTGCGCGATCTGCGGCTTATGGCGTTTCCTAAAAGCAGGGACGCAAATCCCTTGCTGTGTATCGCGGACGTGTTGAACTGCATACGCTGAAGCGTATCCAACTGTTTTTGAGTCGGTGCTTCACGCTCCCACTTGAAGGCGGGAGAATAGCTTTGAAGAGCGTCGTCGTGGGTAAAAAGCGCATACTCGATTGGGTCTATTAACCTGCTTTTCTTTAGCGAATTTGCCTTTATTGCGTCGGCTAAAGATTTCTCGCGCTCTTGGCGGGCAGTGCATTCTGCTTCCTGTTCAAGCTCGCCTAAATCGAATAACTTGCCGCCTTCGGCTATTTTGGTCATCTGCTCGGCAACATCTGGTTTATTGGCAATGAGGTTAGCAGGGTGGCAAAGATTGTGTTGCTCTGATTGCCATAGAAAATCCAAGACAAGAAGATTCTCTTTGCCTTCGCAGGTTCGAGTTCCGCGCCCTATAATTTGGGCGTATAGCGAGCGGATTTTAGTTGGTCTTAAACATACGACACAATCGACGCTTGGCTCGTCATAACCTTCGGTAAGAAGCATTGAATTACATAGCACTGTACATTCGCCACTGTGGAAGCGTTCGAGAATTTTCTTTCTCTCGCCCGATTCTCCCGAAATATGCTCCGCCTTGTGCCCAAGCGATTTTAGGATTTGCGCCATTCGCTGAGATGTGGCAATTAGCGGAAGAAAGATTAGCGTCTTTCGCTCTCTTGGAATATGTTTTGCGATTTCCTCAAGATATGGGTCTATCGCGGACCCCAAGTCATCGGCAGAATAGTCTCCCGCCGTTGTCTTTACGCCTTTTAATGATATTTTAAGCGGGATTGTCTGTACGAGTATCTTCGACAGATACCCCTCTTTTATGGCGTCCCGAATTGAGTATTCATAGGCAATGTCCTCAAAATACTTCCCGAGATTTTGCTTGTCTCCTCGATCTGGCGTTGCCGTCACGCCCAACACCTTTGCCGACGAGAAATACCTTAAAATATTTTGATATGAATCGCTCAATGCGTGGTGGGCTTCGTCAACAATGATAGTTCCGTAATGGTCTGGAGAGAACCTCCTAAGCCTGCTTTCGCGCATTAGCGTCTGAACAGAAGCGCAAGTAATAGGATAAAGACTATCTATAGCCGATTCTCCCGCCTTTTCAAATGCGCAAGAGAGCCCAGTCACAGCGGCTATTTTGTCTCTGGCTTGCGTCAGGAGTTCCTCACGGTGGGCGAGGACGAGGGCTTT